TAAATATGGACGAAAGTAGACACATAAAAAAGGAATCGCTATTAAAAGCATTAGAGCAAAGTTTAGGAGTTGTAACTGTTGCTTGTAAGAAAGCTAATATACCTAGAAGTACTTATTACAAATGGTTAAAAGAAGATCAGGATTTTAGTGCAAAGGTTAAGGAAATAGAAAACGTTGCATTGGATTTTGCTGAAAGTCAATTACATACCCAGATTGGAGAAGGTAATACTTCAGCAACTATATTCTATTTAAAGACCAAAGGAAAGAAAAGAGGTTATATTGAAAGACAAGAAATTACAGGAGCAGATGGAATGCCTACTAACTTTCAAATCGAGATAATTGAAAATAAAGACTAATGTAGTATTTAAGCACCTTTTAAGGACAGATAAAAAGATATCAATAGAACAAGGAGGCACAAGGTCTGGAAAGACTTATAACATACTTCTTTATATTATATTTCATTATTGCTTAAAGAATACTGGGAAGACAATAACGATATGCAGGAAAACATTTCCTTCAGTACGTGCTTCAGTAATGAGGGACTTTTTTGATATACTTAAAACTCATAATTCTTATTTTGAAGAATATCATAACAAATCAAATAGTGAATATTCTTTAAATGGAAACCTAGTTGAATTTATATCATTAGACCAACCACAAAAGGTAAGGGGACGTAAAAGAAATTTATTATTTATTAATGAAGCAAATGAGTTAAGCTATGAAGACTGGCAGCAATTGGTCTTTAGAACTGAAGACAAAATAATACTAGATTTTAATCCATCGGACGAATACCATTGGATTTATGATAAAGTAATAACTAGAGAAGATGCTGATTTTAACATTACTACTTATCTGGATAATAGCTTCCTTAATAATAGCATTAAAGAAGAAATTGAAAGATTAAAAGATACTGATGAACAGTATTGGCAAATTTATGGATTAGGAATAAAAGGAATAAGTAAATCAACTATATTCAATTATGTTGAGGTTGATCATATTCCTCACGATGCTGAATTTATAAGTTATGGTGCAGATGCAGGATATTCCAATGACCCAACAACGCTAGTTTCAGTTTATAGAAAAGATTTTAATTTATATATTAAAGAACATATTTACCAAACACAGATGACAACTTATGATATACATAAGAAATGGAAAGATGTTGGAATTGAAAGGGAAACAATTTATTTTGATAGTGCTGAACCAAGATTGATCGAGGAGCTGCGTAGGATGGGTTGGAATGTACGACCAAGCCTTAAAGGGCCTGATAGTGTCAATGCAGGAATAGACCTCTTAAAACGCTTTAAAATCCATATAGTGAAAGACAGCAATAATTGTATTCAAGAGTTCAGGAATTATAAATGGCAAGAAGATCGTACTGGAAAAATGATTAACAAACCAATAGATAAGAATAACCACACAATAGATGCAATACGCTATGCTACTTATTCTGTAATTAGCAAACCTAATTTTGGTAAATACGCTATTCAATAAAATAAAAGTTATAAAATATTTTGTTTATAAGTAAATAAGTTATATATTTGAGTATTGGTAATAATGCCAGTATTTAAAAACAGAACAAAATGACAGAATTAGGATCACTTCAACAAGACTTAATTAAAGAAGAAAGTAAACAAGTAAACGACAAAGATTTTGATTATATTTTACTTTTAAATAAGTTTATTGACAGATTAAAATAATAAAAACAAGGGGTGTAAAAGCCCCTTTAAAAAACAGAACAATGGGAAGTTTTAAGCATCAAAATTTATTAGTTGATAATTCAATTGAATCAATTAAGAAAAGATTAATAACTACTTTGGGTAATATTGAGTTTCAGAAAGGTCAAGTCTTTTGGGATGATATCGAAAAGTTAGAGCATTGCATAATGGCTTTAGAAAATATTGAAATAGCAAATAAAAAAATCTTTGAACGTCAATTAATAAACAAAGACAATGAGTATTTACCAGTTTTTGATTTATATACTAATGACTTAAATAAATAGAACAGATGATGAAATTAAGTAAAGCAGGTAAAGCAGGTAAAAGGTTTAAAAGGTTTCAAGGCATTATGTTGATAGTAATACCAAGCTATTTTATCGGCAGAACGTTAATCAGTTTAATCTTTAATATATAAATTATGAGTTGGGATGATTTTTTAAATCCACACGAGCAGCCAGAATATGAATGTGGTGTATGTGGTAAGCCGATGCAAGAAGATAAAGGGGTGTGCAGCAACAGTTGTTATGAAGCAGATATGATGTAATTAAAACAACATAAATAATAGATATAAAGGTAGCTAGAAATAGCTGCCTTTTTTTTATTACTTTTACTATTATAAAAATGAACTTTAAATACGTTATATAAATATGGCAATCAAGATTACAATACCAACATCATTAAGTGAAATTACTTTAAGACAGTATAAAAGGTTTTTAGAAGTACAAAAACAGACTGAAGATGATTTAGTTTTAAACTCTAAAATGATTGAGATTTTTTGCAATGTTACTTTAGAAAAAGTTATGTTATTAAAATTAAAAGACTCACAAGAAATAATTAATATACTTTCTGAAATGTTTGAGACAAAGCCTAGTTTGGTTTCTAAATTTAAGTTAAATGGCATTGAATATGGTTTTCATCCACAATTAGATGATTTGACTTTGGGAGAATATATTGACCTTGATACTTTCATTGGCGATTGGGATAATATGGAAAAAGCAATGAATGTTTTATATAGACCTATATTAGTTAAATTAAAAGAAAAGTATAGTATTGAAGAATATAAAGTTGGTTTAGAAGAAAATTTAATTGATATGCCTATGGATGCAGTTATGTCCTCAATTTTTTTTTTGTGGAATTTAGGTCTAGAACTGTCGACAATTATGACGAAATCTTTGGACAATCAGGAGAACGAAGTCTTGACGCAGTTTCTCAATTCTCAAGCAAATGGGGATGGTATCAATCAATTTATGGACTCGCTCAAGGAGACATTACAAGATTTGAAGATATCACTAAATTAAACTTTCACGAATGTTTTATGATGCTATCATTTATGAAAGATAAAAATGAAATAGAAGCAAAACAAATTAAAAAGAATTTCAAATGAGCCAACAAGGAGTAAGAGGGTTTTATCAATTAACTGAAACTATTAAAGAGGAGTTATTAAAAGACCAAAATATAAATACAGTAACGACTGGCGACATTACGGATGTAAATCTAAATAAGCAAGACATATTTCCTTTAGGACATATTATAATAAATAACGTTATTGATCAGGAAAATGTTTTAAGTTTTAATATTAGCATATTAGCTTGTGATATAGTAAACCAATCAAAGGAGTTGACATATGATAGGTTCACAGGAAATAATGATGTGCAGGATATATTAAATACTCAATTAGCGGTTTTAAATAGATTAATACAAAGGTTAAGAAAAGGAAATTTATATAGTGATATGTATCAGCTTGAGGGAAATCCTTCATTAGAACCTTTTTATGATAGATTTGAAAATCAACTTGCAGGATGGACAGCTACTTTTAATGTATTAATTTATAATGATATATACATTTGCTAATGAAACTAGAAAACTTTGAAAAATCAATTGAAAAATATGCTAATTATGTTATCCAACAAGCAAGAACTAATTTAACTAAAAACAATAACAAAGATGGTAAGCTATATAATTCTTTATCTTATAAAATAAGCTCAACTGCATACTCATTTGTTGTTAGGTTTTTTATGGAGAATTATGGGATATTTCAAGACAAAGGAGTTAAGGGAACAGAATCAAATTATATTGAAAATTCTAAATCTCCTTTTTCATATAAAAGCAAAGGTGGTAAATTTGGTTTAAAAGGAATGCCACCACCAAAAGCATTTGATAAATGGACTGTTAGAAAAGGTTTAGCGCCAAGAGATAGTAAAGGAAGATTTTTAGAAAGAAAAACATTAAACTTCTTAATAGCTAGAAGTATATTTAAAAAAGGTATTAAGTCAACAGATTTCTTTAGTAAACCATTTGAAAAGGGTCAAATTAAATATGGAGATGATTTCTTACAAGGAATAGCAAAAGATATAGAAAATCAAAAAAAGTAAATTATGCCAAACATAGCATTAAGAAGCCCACAGTATAAAATGATTGCAGTACCTGCTTCTGGGGTTCAATCAACAAAGTGTACCATTTCAATTGATGGAACAGAAAGATATATAATAGTTAGAAACATTACTACTTCAGTTGCTACAGGTGCAAACTTTGACATATCAGAATTAGTAAGGGATTATTTAAACATAACATATTCGAATACTAATGCAGTTGACACAGTATCAATAACAACAGTCTTACAAAATTATATTGGACAAAATGCAACTATTGGAACATATGGTTCTTCAGTAACGATTCAAGATACTGGCTTTGAAGCGTATGGACTTTATACCGATGAGGCTAATCCTGAACTACCATTTGATGGAAGATTATTATCAACTTGGTTATTAGCTGCAAATGTATCATTATCAGACCTTGATAGTTTTGAGGTCTTTCTTCCTTATAATGTTGCAGCAAAAGTAGTTGGAATGAATTCTTCAGGTGTAGCAGTAGTACATACTATTTCTTCAACAGACACGTTTATTAATGTTAATGATATAACTCCAATATTAAAAGTTAGAA